AATAAATCTTTAAGCGTTACTCCCTCACCAAAGAACGTGATGTTGTATGCTGATGGTTTGCCGTTAGTGATTACTGCTCCTTCTAATTGTATCTTTCCCTTCCTGAAAGTTGTAAGGTCAATCTCGATGTATGCATCTCTTCGGATGTTAGGGTCATTTGTTGCGTTGACATCTGACTGATACCAATGTTCAAAGATTGCGTTATTGTGCGAACTGGCAGGAACGGTAAATCCTTGAGAGAAGTCCGTATATGTTTTGGATAGGTCTTGTACGTTTTGAATAGATGACGTTACTTGGATCGCCTCATCTTGGAATAACTCAATACGTTGACCTTCGATGTATAGTTGTACGCTCCTATTCATTACACTACTGAATTAATTGTATCAAATGCGTATTCAAACTCCATCTCGTAGCTAATTAAACTCGTGTTGATAGATTTCTTAAGGTCTATTGATTTCGTGTTTAGCTTGGCTGCCTTCTTGTCAATCAGGATTCTTTCACTTAACATCATTTGTTTAACTACCTCGTTGAAACTTTCAGACACCCAATCGGTGTTTACTTTGAGAGTCTCCTTTCCGTTAGCGTTAAATACCTTTCTTTGCCCTTCTTTAGTATCGTATGTAGGGTAAGTATTAGGCATCAAATTATACTCCGTGTTTTCAACGCTCAATCCGTTGTAAGATGCTTTGAAAAACCACTCACGTTGCCACGCTCCAAACTTATTTACAAAGTCTATTTGAATTGGCGTGTACTTGCACTCCTCCTTAGGTACGAAAATAGATTTATAAAGCACGTTAGAACTGCCGTCAATGATTTCAAATGTGTTACCATCAGCGTGGTTACCACTTCTTACTCTTGGAATATCTCTCCATTCGTTGTTCGTTAGTGCTGATACCGATGTTGCACCTGATGAAAGGTTAGTATATCGAACTGAATTACCGCTACCAGTATAAAGCGTTACCCATCCGTACTCACCTGATAAGTTGTAATTGTAAGTATAAGTTCCTTCGCTCAATAGGTAGTTACCCAAAGCAGGATTTGCTCCGTCTAAATAGAATCCGTAGCCGTCTAAACCGAAGTGAGTTTGCGTTGTGCCTACTTGAATGAAACTCGTAGATACTTTCTTGAATAGCTTGAGTCCAATGTTGCACCATTGAGTTGATGGAGTAGCAGATATTATCGTTGTGATCGTCTGCAATGATGCGTGAGAAATGTACTCTCTAATGTACGGAGAAATGTCGTAGTAAGTTGCAGGATTGTTTGACGATGGAATGAGCTTAGAAAGCGTGTATTGAGGTGTAGTAGGCATTGAGCCTGAGCCATTCCAAAGGTAGATTTCTAATTTCGTTTCTATTTGCCCTGTTTCGTTTATTGTTACGATGTAAGGACTCCTTGCATTTATGTTAGCCATTTTCTAAAATATCTTTTGTTTGTTCGTTAAATAGTTTTAAAGCATCTAATCCGTATTTATCTACAAGTGTATTCGGTAGCTTCTTATACGCCGCCTCAAATGGTTTTGTAAAAAACAGACTTGGTTTTAATCCTCTTGCGTATATATTACTTGCTATAACGTGAGCCAATGATTTATAACTTCCTTTTTTATATTTTCCTTTTTCGTCTCTAAATCTAACGCCTTTACGCTTTGCCCATTGTTCAATACTTATTTTAAATGCACCCCATTGCCCACGAGCAGAACCACTACCAAAACGATATTTACTATTTGGTGCTTGTTGCCCTTTTATTTTAGCATTAGGAGATACTCTACTCGGATTGTTACCTTTGACACCTTCATCAACAAACACTCCGTATTTATCCATTTTAAATCCAATCTCGATAGAGTTCTTACTAACCTTAGCAACTCCCTTAATTGAATTTAATAGTTTGCCTGTAGAACTTTTGCCAAGTTTCTTTAAATTTTTTTTAGATTCACGAATAACGTAATCTCTGAACTTATCTAATTCTTTTTGAACTTCACTCTTATCCATCAGCAGATAGTTACCTCATTTGGGATTAGGATGTCAAGAGTCATAGTCCATCCTGCTAAGTAGTTTTCAAATCTCTCGGTAAATGGCTCACAGTTAGGATTGCCGTCAACAACGTATTTGTCATCCCATAAGTCTCCGTGTAATAACATAGCATAAGCTCGGTTTAAAACTTCTAACTGCGTATTGAGTACGTCTTGCTCATTGGAGTTACCTCTAAAGATGTCAGTAGTTTCGTCTTTTGATATGTTGACGATATCCATTGCTATAAGCGAAATGTTGAAGCGTACAACGTTGGTTTCAAATGTTGCATTGTTTACCATCATATGCACCAGCGGAAAGATTGTCTGCTTGTTGAGATCTACCTCAAAGATATCTCCTTCGGTTACAGTGTTCACTATGGCATCCGTTGTGAAGTGGTTGCGTAGTGAGGTTGTTATATCGTAAAATCCTTTCATCGTCTTAGTTGTCTTTCAAATTGTCTTTTTTCGATTTCGTTTTTTTGCTTCTCAAACGTGAGATAGGTGAGACACCGAGTAAGTCTTGATTTGGCAATAGCATCAAACTTTGTGATGTCTCCTTGAGCGATTGCATAAAGGCTTTGATACCATCCCCATCTTTTACTGAATTGAGTTGTTTCGCTAAAGTCTGCGACAACGTCTTGTCCTTCGTCATCTCCGTCTCCAAATAGTTCAGGGTAGCTTGAAGTAAGTCGCTTTCTAAAGTCCAAAAAAAAAGCGATGCTCCTATGCATACATCCAAGGGAGCGAACTTCATTAAGTCTTGCAGTCCTATGTTTGGATCGTAGTCTATTATTTCGTATTTATCCTTCTTTCGTGTTTTGATAGGTCGATACAAAACCGCCATCGCTTTATGGAAGTTATCCCAACTCTGCAAGTGATTGTCTAAATCAACATACTCTCCGAAAGTTATCTCTTCAAGTTCAGGAATGAAGCCGAACTCCATATCCTTAATTTTAAACGTAGGAGTAAACTCAGGCTTTTGATTAAACAATTCACTGAAGTGAACTATCAACTCATTGAGTGAGGTTAGCTTTATCTTGGCTACATCACTTAACCTTATTCCGCAGAATATCTCTACCATCTTTTGAGCTATGAACTCCTCATCAGTAGAGTTCTTTTGCATACTCAAAAAGTCTTGGTAGTGCTTTAGAGGTATTTCGTTTAGGCTCGTAGGTACTTTTATTTGTACTTCCATATTTATTTAACTTGTGATTCGTCTTTTTGTAACACATAGGCGTAAGCTTGAGCTAACATCTGAGTGTGCCTTCTTACATTGAAGATGTCATTGAACACGATATGAACTCTTTTACCAGTCTTATCTTTGATGTACTGCTCAACTACCCTAATCATTTTAGGAAGCTCATCGGATTGCGTATTGTCCATAGTTTGATTTTAGTCCGAGTGCTTCCATCTCGTGGTATCTAAGTGCGTCAATAGCGTGATTGAAGTGATCAATCGGTTTGTTCATCCTGACTCCTTGCTTGTCAGTATCCCAACAATAGGAGCGAAGTTCTTTGATGAGGTTTGTGCTTGACTTGGTAACTAAATACTCTTGGCGTTGCATTACGTCAATACCGTAGTTTATAGAGTCCTTTCCTTTGGTTACTCCTTTTATCGTCTTTCCGTAGCGTCTGATTTCCTCGATTGATTTAGGCTCGGAACTATCAGCGTAAATAACTACACCTGATGGAAGTATCTTAGCGATGTCAGAGTTGACCATTCCTGTGCGGTAAACAATTTCGTTTACTATTCGCTTTCCGTTCCAATTATAGATTCCTATCGCTGCCGTTGGATCATTCGTGTAACCGAAGTCAAGTCCTACTCCTATCAGTTTGGCTTCATCAGGAAGAATGTCAATCTCTTTCCAATTATTAAAGACCACACCCTCAAGACTACCTACCTCACCGAGTCCATACACACGCCACCAATTAGCCCAATAGGAACTCGTAGCTGCTTTCTCTCGGTTCTTCTCTATCTGACTGACAATTGACTCATCTAACGCCTCGTTGTCTTTGTAGGTTAGGATTATGAAGTCCGTGTCAGGTTCGTCTTTTAGTTCCTTGTGTACCCAAAACTCATTGGCAGGGTTAAAGTCTAAGAACACCTCACGCTTTGTACGGATGGCTAACTCATTGTAAGCCTCAAACGTTACGTTGTTGCACTCGTTGATGTATAGGATGTCACGCCTCGCACCTCGTAGCTTACTGGCATCGTCTGCTGAGAAAAACTCTATCGAACTGCCGTTAGCAAAATCGTATCTAAGTAGCGTCTTGTTGAATCTATCGTCAAAGTAGCGGTTAGTCCAACGCATTATTTTCAGGAAGTCTTTTAATGCTCCTCTTCTAAGGTGAGGTATTGTCTCAGCTACTACGGAGACTTCTAAGCCTTTTTCCTTAGTGCATTTGTCTATCAGTATCGGAAGGATACCAAACGTCTTTCCTGCACTCGTTCCGCCTTGAATGATTTTAATCCGTCTTTTTAGAGACAGGATTTTATTTATTGCAGATGTTCGTTTAAACATATTCCCATTTAAATCCATACATAGTAGGTTTCTTTCCTTTGCAACATTTTTGAATGTTTGCTTTATTAAATCCTAATGCGTCCTGTATATGCCCTAAGCCATCCCAAACTTTGATTTTTAATTGACCACATATACTTTTTTGAATCACTTTTTTAGATTTAGACCTGCGGTTATTTTCTTTAATGCTTATCCATTGTAGATTATTTACATTGTTATTCTTTTTATCAAAATCAATGTGGTCTACGTGAGGCAAATTATTTGAATTATCTAAAAAATGTTCAGCAACTAATCTATGTATTAATTCAGTATATGCTTTACCATTCTTACTTAATCTAACAAACAAATATCCATTTGCCGTATTTAACTTTACAAGCTCTTTATTTTTACCGATGTGGCTTATCACATTTCCGAGATTAGATACTGAATACTTCGAATCATATCTACCTATTGCTATATATTTTTCCATAGCACAAAGATAATAAAAATTATCTATTCGAGGTAGTTCTTTTGAACATCTGCGTCTATTGCTTTTGGTTCTTCAGGAAACAACGGCATCTCCATTGTTACAGTCGTTTCAGTCTTCTCAGTTAGTCCGTTTAAACGTTGTGTGATTGATGCATTGTACTGCCCTACCATACCTCCGTTGATTTGGTCAGTTCGTATCTCTCGCTTAATATATGAACAGATGGGTAAGAATTCTGCGTAAGCATCTCCTATATTCTTAAAATACTGCTCAATGAAAAAGCCTTTCTTTTGATAGATGTAGACTTCAAAGCCTTCAAGTGACAAAGGTACTTCAAGAGGTTCAGCTACCATCTCTCCGCTTCTTTGGTTTAGTGTGTACTTGTATCTTGGATTGTCTTTGACGTAGGTTTTGTACTCCTTGAATAGTTTGTACATTTCTTCGGGAGTTTCTACGTTTCTTGGTCTTCCTACTTTTGCCATTGGTGTCCGTGTTTAGTTAGTTTCGTAAGCGTCATAAACCTTCTTGAGTTGGTTTACTACATCTCTAAAGCAAGAAGCACACGAGCTTGGTTCTAAGCGTACCTTCATTACTCGTGAGTATATTTCTCTTACTCTTGTTACTTCAGTAGGTTTGAATGTTTGTTGATAAAGGATTCGTGTTTCCGTAAGCCAATTGTATTCCTCTTCGGTTAGGCACTCAGGTTTGCGGTATGGAAACCACTCGTTAAGTTTCTTCTTACGCTCATCGCATCCGCAGTCCTCACCTGCTACAAATTCAACAAGTTTTTTGATGCCTGTGATCTCGGTTATTTGCTCTATGGTATCTCCTAACCCTTGAGCTTTCTTTCGTGTTTTTGCCATTTTAGTTATATTAAATCAAAATCGTTATTACTATAGTCCTCGTAGTCCTCGCCTACGTTATCTTTCAATCTTTGTTTGCAGTTCTTGAGCGTGTTAAATATCGAGGTCAAACTGATTCCTGAATCTTTAGCTATGTCTCGCATTGATGCCTTGCCTTCCTTATAAACTTTAAATAGCATAGCATCATACCAATGCCAGTTATCTATCTCTTTGTTTATTATCTCGTGTATTCTTTCCGTGGCTTCGTGTTTATCTAACTCAGACTCTTCGTCTGCTACTCCTCTTACTTCGTCTAAAGATAAAAACTGAACACTACCCGTTTTGTTTATTTCAAATGCTCTATTTCTTAGCATCATCCACATCAAAGCTATGTTTGGTTTTCCGTCTTTGATTATTTTTTCTTCGTAGTTGTACTTGACAATTCTGATGTAAACATCCTGAACAACATCCTCTGCAAGGTCTTGCTCTCCAAATGAACGGACTATCTTTACCCATTCTTTGTGGTGGTCTGCTAATATTTTAAGTGCATCCATTTGACTAATTTCTAAACAAATATAAGATTAAATTCTAATCACGCAAGTATAAATAAAAAAGCCACCTGTTAAAGTGGCTCTAAATTGTTTAAGTAAATCTCTCTTGAAACATAAGTATCTATCTTGTTCAAGGTGCTTAATGTTACGTCCTTTCCGTTTAAGAAGTTATCTAATTGGAATGAGTGCATCTTGTTTCCTGATAGCTTTATTTCTTGGACTATCCTATTTCGTGTTTTTACAAGTAGGATTCGTTGCAGTTGCTTTCGGAGTGATAAATCGTCTATGTACATATCAGAAAGGAAGATCGTTATCAGTTTCTACTGGTGTAACTTGAGGAGCAACATACGGCTCGCTGAATGAAGCTGAGAAGTAACTTCCGTTCTTACCTTGCTTTACCCAAAGAGCTACTTCCATTTCCTTTCCGTTTACGTTTACCTTTCCTTTGTAGTCTGGGTGATTCTCAGCTTTCTTGTTCGTGTTTTTGAAGATTGCTCCAGTGTTGATTTTGTTTTCCATTTTATATTTATTTAATTGTTTACGTTTTTTAGTGGCGTGTCGGGATTTCCGACTAACCACTTGGTTATTTACTATTTAGAAAGCTCCTCTCCATACAAAACCTACGAAGTGTAGGAATCCGTAGCAAAAAACGGATAATGCAAAGAGTAGGAATATAATTGCTTTTGTTTTCTCTTTCATTGTTCTTGTTGTTTAGTTTCAATTCGTTTTTTATACCCGTTGCAAATGTCAAGAATGAAGTCCATTCTATCTTCTTCAGAGTCAAAGCCAGTCATCATCTCATCAAGTGTATCTTTTAAAATAGCAACTTGGCTTTCAATGGATTCGTGTTTTAGTCTATTATCAATTTCTTTGGCTTGTTTTATTAACTCATCAAATTTTACTTTATTTGATTTAGCAATATAAACTACTTTCTGAATTTCAATTTCTAAAAATTCTACTGCTGTTTTCATTGTTCTTGTTGTTTAGTTAGTTCTTGTTTTACTTGTTCCCAATAATATGTATCTTCAACCCACATAAAATCTCCACCCCTATCTGAACCCTCAGAACAAGGATTTGATTTTAGTATTTCATCAACTACTTTTGGAGCAAGTTCTTTACCAAATGTTGATATCAATTCATTTGCTTTTTCTTTTACTGATTTCATTGTTCTCGTTTTTTAAATGTTGTTTTTTTTGTAGCACAATAAATTATTCCAAGTACATAAATTTCTACCAATACAAAAATAGTTGTGCCAATTATTTCTAATATAAATTTCATTGTTCTTGTTGTTTAAAGGTTTCGTTGTAGTATTGTTCAAATGATTCCCATTTTCTTTCGTTACCCTGGCAATTCCAAACTGCACATTCAACGGAAATGGCTCTTGATTGAGTAAATGTTTTTAGCATCTGCTCCTTTTCCATTTGTAATGCTTGTTCAAAGTATTCAGATAAGTCAGAATCTTCATCCCATCTTGCCAATAATTCTTTATCAACACTTTCAAATACAATTTGTGATTGCAACCATTCTACTGCTGTTTTCATTGTTCTTGTTGTTTAAAGGTTTTAACTTTATAAGTATCGGGTTGGATAGCATCAGATGGTAAGTGGTCTTGTAAAATACCATCAACATAGATTTCACTTGGCCAACCATTGGCATCATTGTAAATCTTATTTGTATGTGCTTCATACATTGAGTTACATTCTTTAACTCCAAAACCTGCTTCATTTAATGAAGGTGT